GCGTTCCGGTGACCGCCCGGATCGCTGCGACGTACGACACGGCCGGCCGGGAAATGTGGCACAACTGGCAGTGTGCCGCCGCGGCCGGCGTCGGCACCAAGACATGGACCGGCTACGTCAGCCGCGGCCAGGCGCCGGCCGAGGACGGGTACGACCTGGAGGACCGTCCGGTCTGGTACCCAGAGACCGTGCGAGGCTGGCTGGCCGGCCGCAAGAGAGGGTGATGGTGGAGGCGGGTTCGACTCCCGGCCACCCGCGGAGCGCGCGTCATCCCGCGCGCCGGACAGGAGGAGGGCGAATGGGCAAGCACAACGCGCCGAAGGGCACGAGTGCCGGCAATCCGAACCAACCACACGGAAAGCACCGGACCGAGGCCAAGCCGGCCAGCGAGCCCGTCATGGGCAGGATCACCCGCGACATGATCGAGGGTGTCCGCGGGCACGTCAACGACGACACCGCGGCTCGCTGACCCCCCCTACCAGGATTCTGGTAGGGTCGAGACAACCGACCCCCGGACGCTATCCACGCGAACCGCACCGTTCGACCGACACCGGGGGTCGGTCACAGAATCCAGAGCACCGAGCATCGAGAAACGAGGACAGAAGAGATGACCAACCCGTTCGGACCGGATACCACCCAGACCGCGCCGGCTCAGCCGGCCTACGCGCCCCCAGCGCCTCAGGGGTATCCCACCACACCGGCCGCGCCGCCCCCGGCCGTCAGCGGCCAGCATGGCGGGGCGGATGACCCGTTCGGCGGGCCAGCACCGCAAGCCAACCGGCCGCGCGTCCGCGACTTGGAGGGGCGCACCCTGCTGATCATGCCGAAGTCGATCAAGCGGGGTCTGATCTCGGCCATCCTGAAGGACGACAAGGGCAACCCGGTCGTTCAGGACCGGATGACCGCGGACGTGGTCGTGCTCGCGCCGGCCGAGCCGGTGGCGTACGGCGGTACGCCCGAAAACCCGCAGGCCAGCCAGCGTCGGCCGCACGACAAGTCCGCCGCGGTGCCGTGGTTCATCCCGGGCATGTGGATCAGCAACGATGGCCTGGTCTCGCAGAGCTCCATCGCGCTGGCCAACGTCCTACGCGCACAGTCCGGCGCGACCCCGGAGCCCGGCGCCGTCACGATGGTCCTCGGCCGGCTGTACCAGGCCGAGCCGACCCAGCGCGGACGGCAGGGGTCTTGGCTGATCGACAAGCCGACCGACGAGGAGAAGGCGCTCGCTCGTGCCTGGCTGCGCGCCAACCCACGTGACCCGTTCGGTGCGTAAAGGCCGAGATAGCTTCGAAGGTCGGCTTCACACGGCAGGCTGAGATCAACCGCCAGGTGATGGAGATCATGAAGGATCTGCTCGACCGGATCGAGCAGGTCAAGCGTGCCCTGCGCGAGTACGACGCCACATTCGATCAACTGCTGGACAAGGAATGATCGTGCCGGTCCCGCTCGACCGCCGCAGTCCAAGACTCGGGCGGGACCGGACACCACCGGAGGAGAGTAGACGATGACCTTCGCAATTCCCTCGCTGGCCGCCCGTGGGCCCGCGCTCATTCTCGTCGGGTGCATGCTCGTCCTCGGCGGGGCGCTCCTGCTGGCCGATCTGACGATCGGCACGATCGCCGCCCGGCGCGCCGAGAGCTACGACGGCGCCGACGAAACATACGCGGTCGAGCTGCACGCCGCATCGGCCGAGGAACCCGACCCGACCGGCTGGAGCACGACCGAGCGCGGGTTCGACGCGCGACTCATCCTGAACCGGATCATCGACGGCTTCACGCCCGAGTCGCCGCCGGCCGTGCTATTCGACACGCTCCATGACCAAATGCCGCAGGCCGACCCGAGCTGGCTGACGTTCGACACGAGCGCCTGGCGGACCGTGCACGCGGCCAGCGTCGAACTGTCGTACGCCGTGGCCGCATTCGACATCGACATCCGGTACGGCGCCGCACTGGAGCTTGCGCGGTGAGTCGCGAGGACTTCACCCACGAGTGTCCGGGCAACTGCGGTACGCGGGTGCACCGCGACAGGCTGGCCTGCCCGACAGACTGGTACCGGCTCCCGTCCGAACTGCGCTCTGCGGTCACCCGCGCATTCAAGGCACAGGACCGTCGCGCCCATCGGGCCGCGCTGGTCGCCGCGATGCGCTGGTACGGCGAGCACCCGAGAGAGCTGGATCCGAAGTGACCGGCGACGCTCAGCCGCGGGAAATCCGTGGCGTAGATCTGGTGCACCCGAGCCATTACCGGCTCGACACCATGAGTCTAGAGATCCCGGACAACGCCGTGACGCCGGCTCAGTTGATCGAATTCGCGAACTCGGTGATCGAGCGATTCGGCCCGAGAGCAGTGATCATACTGCACGAGTACGCATTGCGTGTGGTGAAGATCGACGCCAGCGAAAAGGGTGCCTACCCAAAGAACGGGCTCGCCAGCACCTGGTGTACGCCATGACCGATTGGCCAGAGGAATGTACCTGCGGCGGTCAAATCGGAGCGCCGTGCCCGATGTGCAATCCCGTGCTGGAGTTCGTCGCGTACGGCCGACCAGCGCCCAAGGGCTCGAAACAACACGGTGGATCGGGTCAGTTCTACGAGCAGTCGCGCTACCTGCCCGCGTGGATGGACGCGGTTGTCCTGGCCGCGCAGCGAGCGCGCGTCGCCGCGAAGTGGCGGACCGCCACCATGCCGTGCGTGCTCGATCTCGTGTTCTCGCTCGACCGGGCCGAACACCCGAGTCCGGACACGCCCTGGCTCGACGACTACCCGGCCAAGCCACCGGACCTCGACAAGCTGGCGCGTGGCGTGGCCGACGCGCTTACCCGGGCCGGCGTGTGGGCGGACGATGCACTCTGGATCGGCTGTAATCGACTGCGCAAACTGTATGTAGTACCAGCACCTGATTCCGGTCCGGCCCCCCGTCGGGCGCAGCACTGGCGGAGCAACCCGCTACCGAAACAAGGCTGTTATATCAACGTGTTCGAACTGTCCAAATAGGAGAATGACGTATGACCGAGCTGTACCGCTGGACGCTGGAGAAGCTCGACGGCGACAACCCACCGACGCTCATCGCTCAGGTGAGCGGCGAGCCGGGCATGGTGGGCGCCGGCATCAAGGGCATGGCCGTCGAGCTGGCCAACCGGCTGAATGCCACCCTGACCGCGGCAGGCTTCCCGCCAGTGCCCGAGCCGGCCGCGAACGGGGGCGGCCGGCGTCGCGGTCGCCCGCCCAAGCCGACCGCGCCGACTTCACCCGTCGCTGTCGAGCCGGACCTGCCGGACGTACCGGCCGCCGCGCCGGGCCTGCCCTCGACCGACCCGTTCGCGAAGGTGCATGCGGGCAAACCGTATGAGGACGCGCCGTTCTGAGCGGACGCCAAGTCAAACGATCGAGGCCAGGATTTCTAACCGAGCCGACCTTCGAAGCTATCTCGGCCTTTAACATTTGGAATGTCTACATAGACACACAATGAACCCCTGCCGACCCGTCCGCGGCAGGGGTTCATTGCTTTCTCATGGAGGAGAGAAAAGGTCTACTCGCCGAGGTTCGGATCCGGCGAGTCGGCGTCCTCGGGCTCGGCCGACTCGTCGAGCTCGGTCGCTTCCAGCTCTTCGGCTTCCCGCGTGAGCTCCGCCTCCGCGACCGCGTCCGGATCGTTCTCGGTCGTCACTCCCTCGACGTACTCCCGCTCGGTCTCCATGACCTGATCGCCAGCGACCGGCAGCGGCGTACTGCCCGCGGCTGCGCTGGCGCGGTCCTCGGCGTAACCCTCGTGCGCCAGGCCTGGTGTGCTGGCGTGCTCGTCGCCCATGCGACATCCCTTCCGGTAGTGGGTGGGTGTTCACCGAATCCTACCAGGATCCGGCAAGGTTTACGGTCGATGTAGCCGGCGCTCGCTCTCCATGGCGCGCTGTCCAGCCAGGACTTCCGCGCGCTGCTCGGCGGTCGGCGCGTTCGGCACCGCCCACACGCTCGCCGCGGTCGCGATCGTCGAGAGCACCAGCAGCCAGCCGCGCCAGGTGTCGCTCAGCGGCAGGAACTGCAGCGCGGCCCCCACGCCGGCCATCACGAGCGCGGCGATGAACTTGCGGTACTGATCCATGGTCTAGTCCTTTCGTCCGTCAGCGGAGCGTACAGCGCCCGCGCGGCCCGCCCTGACGAGTAGCACCACCTGGCCCCAGAGTGCCACGTCGAGCGTACCGAGGATCAGGATCCAGACCGCGCCGGGCAGCTCGAACCACCCCGAGCCGGCCAGCGCCAGCGCGAACAGCAGCCAGCCGGCGTTCATCGCCATCATGGCCCGGCCGGCTGCCGAGCGGTACCAGGTGCGCCGTGCGTACACCGCGACGAACGTCACCAGCGCGGCGAGCGCGACCACGAACAGCGCCAGCTCGACGGTCTGAACCGCGCTCATCGTCCCCCCAGAGCTTCCGTGATCCAGGCTGCCAGCAGGTCCAGCCGCTCGCTGGCCCCGCGCACCTGCCGCCGCGCCTCCCGCAGTCGGCGCTCGGCCGCGGCCCGTTCGATCGTCGCGTCCTCCCGCGCCTGCCAGAGCTCCCGCTCCAGCTCCTCGTGTGCCCGTCCGTGCTCGCGGCCGGCTCGTACCCACGGCCAGCGCCAGGTCATGACCTGGTCTCCTCGGCCCGGTCTGCCAGGCGTAGGAACCTGGCCAGTTGTGCGGCGAGCAGGTCAGCTCGCGCCCGTTCGGTCTCGTACGCCATGCGTCGATCCTCGGCCAGCGCTTGCAGCGGTGCACGAACATCCCGCTCGACGGTAGCTCGCGGTACCAGCCGGCCAGTCCCGACCAACCAGAAGAGGGCGCCCATGGCGCCGAGATTGAGGATCGGCAACCAGGCGACCAATTCGGGGGGCATGCCCCAAAAGCTACTCGACCGGTGTCGCCTGCCCGGTCGCCGTTCCGGACAGACTCACACTCAGCCCGACGCTCATCGGCCGCTGGCTGACCTGCTCGGCGATCCGATCGGCCAGGCCCTGGGTCCATGCCTCGTCCGCGGCGAGCGCCGCGGCGACCGCGGCCGGGTCGACGACGAGCGAGCCGTCCAGCACCGCCTGCGCCGCCTGCAGCAGCAGATCGCCGACCGACCCCGGGGCGGGTACGCCGAGCGAGCCCGCGCCGGGCTCGGACACGATCCAGTTGCGCAGGTTCTCGATGTCGGCCAGCACGTTGCCCACGGTCCGGTTCGGTGACCCGGTGTCGTTGACGAGCTTTTCGGTCTGCTCCATGTCGTTGCCACCTTCCGTTGTCGATATCGGCATGCCAGCCTGTACCCAGGCGCGCAAGTTGTTTCCCGGACAGCTCGTGCTGGCGTACTGCGAGTGGTATCGCTTCGCCAGCGTGCGCCCGGCCAGTCGACAGGCCTCGTCGTAGAGCCACCGGATCGAACGCTTCGCCGCGTCGGTCACGTCCGCATCGGTGCCGATCATGCAACATCCGATGTTCTCGGTGTTGTGGTTCTCGACGTGCGCGCCGATCGCGTCCCAGGTGTGCTGTCGACCCTCCCAGATACGACCGTCCACTGTAACCAGCCAGTTGTATCCGATGTCCCGCCAGCCGTTGGTGTCCATGTGGAAGTTCTGGATCGACCGGACGGTCTGATCCTTGTTCGCCGACGAGTAATGCACGACGAACCCGGTGCGCTGGCTCCACTTGGCCAGGTCGATCGCGCTCGTCGGCGAGCGAGCATCCCACTGTGGGCGCGTGACGATGGTGACCATGTGCGCAGCCTACGCCACGATTCGCGCCCACAGATACGATCCCGCCTTGATGCTCAGCGCGGTCGCGTTGCTGACGTTCTGAGCGGCCTGGACCTTCAGCGTGCCGGCCGTTGTGGTGGTGAAGAGACCACGGATGAGGGTCAGGCTCTCGGTCGAGGTGACGCCGGAGGTAACCTCGGTCGGTGTGCTGGCGGTACCCAGCATGGTGATCGTATTCGGTACCGCGGTGATCGCGGCCAACGGTCCCTCGAACCACTCCCGGTACAGGGACGTGCTGCCACTGTAGGCCATTTTGCTATCCATGTCCGGGGTATTGCTGGCGCTGGCCGCGAACAGCCCACACTCGAACCGGAAGGTGTAGCCGGTCGGCAGGTCGAGCGACAAACCTGTCACGTCAGCCAGGGTCGTGTTGCTGACGATGTCCGTGAGCGGTGAGGTCAGGTGGGCGAAGTAGTCGACCAACACATCGAGCTGATCGGCGGTCGGTATCTGCGCCGCTACGAAATCGACTGCACGAGCCATGGGTTCCTCACAGCGCTAGATGGTTGGGTCGCCAGAGTTGTACGTCGTCACCCGGCGCGAGCGCCAGCGTGGCGCCGTTGACCGAGCGAGTAACGGTCAGGTTCTGCTCGACGACATAGAAGGCCACGACGGCACCGCGGCTGATCGCGTTCGTCCCGCCGGTCACGACGAACGAGCCGGACGCGATGTTAGCCGCGACCCCTACGCTCAGCCGGTCCCAGACGATCCCCTGATCATCGCCGGTTGTCGTGTCCGGCTCGCCGATCTCGACCGAGCTCGCCAGGGTGGCAACCGATGTCCAGTCATCCTGCTTCCAGCCCAGGAACAGCACGAAGACCTGGTTCCAGTTGATCAGATCATCGGGCAGGGTCAACGCCGGATAGGCGATGTCCTGCGCCGAACCGTTGAGTTGCGCCGCCGCGGCGACAATGTCCAACGTGGTCCCCCGCGCGCGGAACGCCTGCGCGCTGGTGTCGGCATTGGCCACACCGCCGGAGAACGTGATCGTGGGGTCGGTCTCTGCCGCAGACTCGGCGATCTTCCCAAAGAGTTGAACGTTTGAATCGGTCGGGAAGACCTCCAGTCGCTCCCAGCCGGCGCTCGCGGTCGCCGGCACGCCGGCACCACTGTTGCGGATGGCCGCGAGTACGTAGAGCGCGTCCCGCGCGGCATGGTTGGGCAGAGTGGGTGTCACGCTGGCATTGACCGCGTGCGCCGCAGCGCCGGCCGCGACGAAACTCGGCGTCACATCCGCGACCGCGGTCACGGTCACCCGCTCGCCCGCGATGTAGCCGGCCGGCGTAACCTCGATGTCGTAGCCGGTCACCGAGGTGGACCACTTTTTCAGCGTCCGGTCGCTGCGCCGGACGGGCAGCGTGGTCGAGCTGGACAGCGTGTCGACCGCGACCACCGAGCCGGCCGTGTCGAGCCGACCCGTGTTCACCGAGCCCTCGACTGTCCACATGAGCCACGGCGAGGCAGGCGAGCAGTTCGCCCACACCTCCCATTGCTTACTGTTGAGGAACTCGGTGTAGCCCTCACGAATCAGGTCGATCGTCTCGGGTGGTACGTCGTCGGGCGGGTTGGCGATCGTCATCCGGCCGCCCTGGGTGGGCATGTTCAGCCAGTCCGGGATCAGCTCGACCGCGTCCGGACGGGCCAAGTTGACCGAGATCACCGGGTACCGGTACTCCGCCGGAGTACCCTGCGCCACCTCCAGCGCGGCGCGGTCGACCAAGTTCTCGTCCGGAGAGATGTTCAGGGTCAATGACCCACCGGTCTCATACGGCCCGACAGTGTCCACACCGGACGGTCCGGTCCGCTTTTCGAACACACCGGTAGAACCGAATGCCCGGACGACGCTGGCTCGGTTGCGCAACCGCTGATCGTCGTCGACCGGCTCGGGCGGTTGCCAGAGGTGACCCTGCGCGTAGTCCATGGCCAGGCTGACGGGTGGGTTGTACCGACCTACCCGTGTCAGGTAGCCGAGCCCGAATCCTTGTTCGTACAACACTCCGCCGTCGGTTGCCTCGGATGTCCGGTACAGGTCGAGCTGGGTACCGGGTCGCTGGCTGTCCATCCGCATGATGTACGGCTCGTCGACCGGGAACATGGTCAGCTCGATTCCGTCCTCTCGACACAATCGAACCAGCCGGAGATGTGCGGCTTCCGACTTGACGCCCAACAATGAACTGATGCCGAATTCTCCGTAATCGTCGACATAGGTAACTGGAATAATCGAGGTGAGATAGTTATTGGCATTAAGCGATATGTCCCAGAACTCGATGTGACCCATATGCCACGGAACGCTGGTCGAGTTGGCTCGCGGGTTCAACACGAAAGACGACACGTAGGCCAGGGTCCCCGCACGGGTGTCCAAGCCCAGGACCGAGTCCTCCCCCAGTCGTAACGTGATCGTGAAGTTGCTCCCGTCTTGAACCGCGGTGACCACGATCGCGTACAGGTCGAGTGAAGATCGCGCCACGGAGAACACGGTTGTCGCGGTTCCCGATAATGTCGTACCGACCAGTTCGAGCAGGGGAGCCGCGGTCTCCTGTAGGCGCCATTTGGCGAATGTCCCGCCCGGCGTCTCCCACTCCATGAGTACGACGGTTTCTCCCGCGGCTGTCGGATCGATCACCGCGTAAACGATGACGGTCCACCCGATCGGCGATGATGATCCCCGGGGCACGCGCCCGAACAGTTGTCCACCGGTTGCGAAACTGGGCAATGGCTTCGTACCGAAAGTATCCGCAGGGTAGACAGTGATGTCACCTCCGAAGTCGATGTCCGCGTGCGCGAAAACGAGATCGCCAACCACGTCCAGGGGCTGCCCACCCGGAAGCGCACTGAGTGCCGCGATGGCGCCGGATTCGTCCTCCAGCGGCCAGTATCCGAGCAACCCCAGGTCGCGGTATCCCATCGTTCGGTGCCAGATGGACGAGTGCTCTGGCGGAGTGCCCTGTCCGAGTCGATAGAGGACCCCCTTGGCGTTGATCCGGATGTACCGATCGGCTCCCGTCGTCCAGCGCGGCGGCCAGCTCGGCACGAACCCACTGAATCGTTCGGTGAACCCCGATCCCGGATCGACCCACACCCTGATCGGAGTGTTCACCCCGAGCAGGCCAAAGTACGGGGACAACGGATTACGGGCGCTGAACCGTCCACCCTGGACACTGGAGATGATGTTGTCGAGCGTGAGCGCGCACGATCCCGGTTCGATCCGACTCGACTCGTCCGCACGGCCAGCCGTGACGAGGATACCGTCCCGCCAAAACACATACGCGGTGATATCGGTCCAGGTCCAGTCGTCTGGATGGTCGGTCAGATCGGCGCCGAGCGCCAGCTCGACACGGAATCCCATGGCTGTACTGGGAAACGTGACCGCGCCCTGAGAACCAGAGACTACGATCTGGAGAGCGCAGTATCCATTGTTGAACGAGTCGGTTGCGGTCAGTTCACCGGTCGATCCGGCCGCGGCTAACGCGACATAACCCGAGCGTGAGGTGGAAAAGAAACCATCTAGCTCGGCCTGAATGGTCAAGCTGGCCGGCAAAGTGAGATCTGACGAACCAACTCCATTGTCACTGGATAGCCAGATGGCGATCAGTAGTGCGTCATCGTCGGGCGCGTACGTCTGGCTAGCCACATGGCTAGTACTGAACAGTTCGTCGACTGTACTGTTGATACCCGATCCCCGGAATCGAATCGGGGTATAGGCGCGTACCCCGGACAACACATAGAGTCGACAGTGATTATCTGTCTGAAAGTTGTTATCGCGTCGCATGGTGACGGTCTGCGCCCCGCCGGAGGTGACCGTGCGAGTCCACAAGCTATAGCGAAATCCCACAGCGGCGAGGAATGATACCGCACCGTTCTCTCCCAGGGTGAAGTATCCGACTCGCTTCCAGTCACCAGCCGTACCCGTAGGCGGCTTCATCTCATGTCCTGGTGAGTAATCCCACCCCTGGACCGCGAACAGTACCCAACCGGCCTGAGTGCCGGCGCCGGTCACCAGCGTGACATCCGCGCCGAGCGCGACGCCGGCTAGATACTCCTCGACGACTGGATCGGCCATGGGGTCAGCCCACCGGACCGAGCACGGCGACCACGTCACCGCCGCGCTCGCGGATGACCAGCCGCATCATCTTCAGCAGGGCCGCTCCCAAATCGCCGGCCGGCCCTCCGCCACCGGCCCACGATGCGGTCACGTCCAACGCCCGGCCGCCTCCACCCATCTCACCGCGCTCGGCCATCCCGCGGGACTGCGCGGCACTGTAGACCTGTGAGCCCTGCGGCAGCCGCACGAGCTCTGCGCCGCGCTCGCCGAGCATCGCCCAACCGCCCCGAATACCACCATGGGCCAGCCGTGGGATGTCCGGCAGTCCCAGTGTCACGCCAGGCACCGAGAACCCGAACGCCGAGAATCCCGGTACCCGGAACTCCAGGCCGTTCCAACGATCCACGATCCAGTTGATCGCGCCGCGAAACGCGGCTTTGATGCCATCCCACATGCCGCTTGCCGCGGCGCTGATCCGGCCGGGCAGTTTCTTGAAAAAGTCGACCGCGCCGTTCCACACCCGGATGACCGTACCGACTATGGTGATCATGAAACTGATCTGGTTGATCGCGACCTTGAAGCCGTTGGCCAGCACCGGCCCGACCACGGGCACGACCTTCTCGATGATGAAGTTCGCGATCTTCTCCAGCCACTCGCCGAGCTGACGGAGCTCCACTTCGTTGTCCTTGATCACACCCTGCAGGTCGTGGAACGCTTCGACACCGCGGGTAATGTACTCGTCGACCAGTTTCGCGATGACCGGGAGCACTTTCTCCTGGGTCCACTGCCACAGTCGTTGCAATGCCGGCACGATGTGATCGGCGATGGCCCGACGCAACGGCTCGAACTTGACCGCGGCCTTGTCCAGCGCGGGCAGCAACTTGTCCGAGATCGCGGCTACCAGCGCCAGCTTGACCTGTGTCATCTTCATGGCGATCGGCATCAATCGTTCACCGATCTTCGCGTTCAGCTCCTCCGTCTTGGCCGCGGCGATCCGGGCGGAGTTGGCGTACCCGTCCGACGTGTTCCGGAAGTCGCCGGCCACGTCGTTGGTCTGGGCAAAGAGGATCTTCAATCGGGCGAGTTGCTTCTCCTGCTCGGTCAGCGCCGCCGCGGACTTCTTGCCCGTGTCGGCCAGCGCCTGCTGCTCGACCTTGGCCGCGGACAATCCCACCCCGTAGCGTTCCAGCGGGTCGGACTCGCCGCGCAGGCCGGCCTGGATCGCCTGCAGAGCATCGGACACGTCGGTGTTGAACACGGACGCCATGTCAGCCGCGCGCTCGGTCAGCGCGATCGTGTTCTTTTCGACATCCTTCATCGACAGACCGCTGTTCTTGAGCATGGCGCCGAGCGGGGTGGCCAGTTGCTGGAACGCGCGGCGGCTCAGCCCGAGCGCGTTCGCGTTCGCCTCGCCCCAGGCGATGACGGCCGGCGCCGCCTCGTCGAAGATCTGATTTACGGCGTTGACCGACTCGCCGAGATCGCTCGCCGCAGCGATGGCGGTGTCGAACGCGCTGACGAGCTTGCCGATCCCCTGGGTGACCAGGTTCGCCACGATGAACCCGCCGGCTATCCTGGCCAGCTCGCCGAGCTTGCCGAACGCCGAGCCGAGCCCCTGTGCTTTGGCCTGGGCAGACGCCATCCCCGGGCCGGACGCGTCCCGACTCGTGACGACGATCTCTACCTCATTGGCCATCCGCCAGCTCCTCCGGCCTGCCCAGCGCCTCGATGTTCAGTAGTTGCAACAGCTCCGCCGACTCGGCACGGACCGCGGCCAGGCTGGCGTACCCGAATCGCTCCATCAACCCGAGCAGTAGCTCGGCATGCCCTAGCTCACGGGGCTTGGCGACAACGTTTCCATGGGAATCGATACCGCCGGGTACGAGACGCCACCTGATGATGGCTGAGCTAAAGGGGCGGGTACCCCCGTCACCGCGTCCAGCCACGCGAACATCAACATGAGTCCGAAGTCCAGATCCTGTGCCCGTACGCCGTCCACAGTGGTCGGTACCGGCTCGCCTTTGTCGTCCTCCAGGTTCCAACTCACCAGGTGCTCGGCGAACAGCTCGAACAGTTCGAAGATCCTCTTTATGTCGGCCGCGGTAAGCTTGCGCTCACGCAGCTCGGTCAGCTCGCCCACCATATCGAGCACGCCGATCGACATGGGCCGGACGCGAACCTCCAGCGGGTCACCGGTCTCCGGCGAGCAGTACTCGTCATCGGTGAACTTCAGCCGGTAGATCCGGTCACGTACGTAACCCATGGCTCAGCTCCAGGTCGGAACGGTGCCATCGGCGAGTACACCGGGCGCTGTCCAGGTCAGTTCACCGGATGCCGCGCGGGTCAGCGCGTAGTCAGTGAACAAGCATTCGTTGTTCAGGGTCTGACCGCTCACGGCCAGCGAGACGGTACGCAGCACTGACGTACTCGGTACCGTCTTGAACACCGCATGCGAGAAGTCGGCCGCGTCGTTGAACACCCCGTTCAAGGTGATCGAAAAGTCAGCCAGTAGGAGCAGCCGCTCCATGGCCGACTTGTCGACACCGGTCACATCCTGGACACCCCGCGGCGTGGCGAACTGGAAGTTCGTCACGTCGTTTTTGATCGCCTTCGCTGCGCCCGCGCTGTCATCGACGCTCAGCGTCGTCCAGCCGAGCCCGGGTTCCTTAGCCACGGTTCACCCTCTCTGCTATCTCGATCTGATGGTTAGCGAAGTCATCCACCCAGTCATCCGCGCTGGCGTGCCGGCGCAGGATCTCTAGTGACGAGCGGTGGTCACCCGCGCGCACCAGGAAGTGCTCGGGCCGCTCGACCCGCTCCCGGTGCACGTCGAAACACTGCTGACCGGCCGGGAACGTGAACTCGGTGATCCCGTGCTCGTTGCGCCAGCCGGTGCACTCGCGACCAGACTCGGTCCGGACGTAGTGGGCCTGGCGCCGGCCGAGCTCGGTCGACTCGTCCACATAGGAGCGCCAGCCATGCACGTGGTTCGGGCAGTTGTCCGCGGTGCACGGTACCTGCCGCCAGTGCGTCTCGACCGGCGCCAGAATCTGATAGGTCTTCATTGCGGTGACCGGCAGTACCGGCTGCGCCCGGTTGATCGGTTGCACCCTCTCCCCTCCTATGACTCGAACGTCACGGCCGTGGCATTCTTCACGACCACTACAGCAAAAACCGCATTGCTGAACACGCCGGTCGTGACCACCCGCAACCAGCGCTCGACGGTCAACGCCCGAGCAGTCTGCACGCGCTGGAACGCCGGAGCCGCGGCGACCGCGGTGAACGACGCGCCGACCACGTCCGCGTACGGGTCGCCAACCGCATTGTCACTGCTCTCTTGGATCTTCACGGTGACGGACGTACCGGTGAAGGCGAAGACCTGCAGGTACGCCTGCAGGCCGAACGCGGTCGATCCGCCAAAATCAACACCCGTGCCGTTGGCCGCGGCACCGTCCGTGCGCTTGCCGGCCGTCATATTGACGCCCCACTCCAGGCCGTACCCGTTGGCCAGGGCCTGCAGGGTGAACAGCAGCGAGCCGTCCGTCTGCCGGTTGCCATCGTAGTTGACCTGTTTGCCGACCAGCGCCGCGGCCGGGTTGCCGAGCGTGGTCCCGCGCAAGTACATGACCTGAGTGTCCACAGTGGGCAACGCCCGGTAGGCGATGTGCGAGGCTGCCGCGGCCTTGTCGAAGTAGCTCGTCCAGTCGATCCCACCGTCGCGCAGTCCGCCGAGCCGCTCATACGCGGACTTGTCGATCGCGGTCAGGTCGAGCGCAGCCGGACCGCCCCCGATGCGCTGCAGGGACTGCGTGTCGCCGGATACGTCGTACCCGCCCACGTAGCAGTTGTCGCCGAGCCCGGTCTGTTTGGTCATGGCCTCACTCCGCCTGGGTCCACGCGTCGTTGATCACGAGAGGGAGAACGATGGTGATCACCCGGTACATGGTGCTGGGACTACCGAGGATCAGATAGCCGGCGCGCGCCTCCAGCGCCGCGCCGTACGCGCCGAGCAAGTCGACGTTACGGATCAGCCCACCCAGGCTGAAGTCGCCGGAGTACGCGCCGATCAGCGTGTCCACGACCTTGACGATCTCGGGATCGATCGACTCCTGGGGTTCGGTGACCATGCCGAGATAGATACGCAGGTTCAGGGTCAGGAGCGCGCTGGTCGCGGCCAGGCCGGACGCGAGCGGTACCGGCTTGATACCGTCAGCCCAGATCGAGGCGCGCAGCCCGCCGGTTGTGAACGCACCCTTGGGCTCGTGCGTGGTGACCGACTCGAACGCCCCGATGCGCATGGCGTGGCTCGCCACCGCATCGATGATCGCCTGGGTGTCCACGTCAGATCCCACCGTTCATCCGGCGCAGCGTCCCGCCGAACACGAGCACGTGCTGCGCGATGGCCGGCGCCTTGCGGCGCAGTGCCTGGGTAACCCGCCGGAAGATCCAGTAGCCCTTGAACCGAGTCGTCTTGTTCCGCGAGCCGGTGCCCTCCAGCCACGGCCCGTAGATGACATCCGAGTCGTTGACCACGATGTCTTGCCGGACGTGCTCGACCTGCAGTTGGGTCTCCCAGTACGGCGTGGGGTGCTTGAGCATCCGGTCCGCTTCGAAATGCACGTCCGCCAGGCCCTGGAAGGCGATCTCGGCCTTGACCTCCTCGACGTACATGGCCAGCGCTCGCTGCGCCCGGCCGTCGAACAGCGGCCCGTGCACCCGATACTGGATCTTGGGATTGCTCATATCGCGGCCAACCGGACGCGGCCGTACTGCGCTTCCGCACGCTGCGCGGCGATCTTGAGCGCGCGCCCGGATGCCTCGCGCTCGTTGTCGCCCGAGCCGACCATCCGGGCGTACCCGCTCGACTCCTGGAGCAATGTGTCGATGGCCAGCGCGCGAGCCCACGCGTCGACCGCGGCGGGCACGACGTACCGGGTGAGCGCTGTCGTGTCGGCGTGCGCCGCCGCGGTGGTTCCGAGAGCTCCACGAGTCACGGTGAGCGTCCGAGGGGCGTAGATGGAGGAGTTGGTATGGGCAGCGAGCACCGAGCCGTCTACGGCCCGTTTGACGGTCAGCACGTTGCCCGCGATGTCGATCACCTGCATGCGCTCGCTGTCGAGTAGCAGGGTCTCCCCGACGTGCAGAGCGGTACCGTCGGCCACGGTCAGGGACACCACGGCCTTGTCCGCGGCGATGGTGCCGATCAGATCCTGCCCGGTATCGAGCTGCGCGCGATCGGTCACGATCATGCGCTCGCTCTCACACTTGACGATGTTGCCCACGCCGACCAGCGCCGCATTGGTCACGTCGACCGCGGTTTCCGAAGAGTCCAGCGCTTCCGCGAGGGCGCCAGCCGGCGCCGAGGTGTCGTCGAACCCGAACAGCCCGGTCGCGGCGATGCTGCGCTGGTGAGTACTGCCCGAGCCGAATGCGGCCGAGCTCGCCAGGTCGATCTCGATCGAGTCGTACGGCGGTTCGTCGAGCCCATCGCTACGGCGCAGGAAGTAGTCCGATGCCGGGATCGTGACCCCACCGGAGACAAGTTGGCTGAGAGAAATTGCCTCGCTGGACTCCAGCCAGAGCCGGAACGTACGCGCGTACTGGTAGTTCGGCCAGTCAAAATAGCGGGTCGCGAGCTCGGGATAGAACCGTCGGTGCAAGCACCCTTCGATCGGTGCACTTGCAGCGTCGATCGCGTCATCGACCAGCGCGTCGATACGCGCGGTCGCGCTGATGTCCAACCGGGCCTTGACCTTCTCCCGGGTGGTGTACCAGACAGCCATACCCTCGCCTTGCTTCCTGGCCTAGGGGCCGTGCCGCTCACACGACGCAGCCCCGGGTCCGAGCTGTGATATTAAGTTATGCAACCCTCTTCGCGCGGAGCCAGCTATCGGCCTTCATGATCGTCGCGGTTGGGTCGGATGTGCCCTGCGCATAGTCGAGCTCCACGGCGCCGGCCGTGACACCCATCCGGACGATACCCCGGATCATGGCGACCAACGGAGTCACTGCGTCCACCGCGCCCACGATCGCCGTGTCGCTGAACGCTTTCGCACCTAGGCTGACCGCACCCGTCGAGCCGGTTGCCGCGCTGGTGATCCCGCCTGGCACCCACGTACCGGTCGCGCCGGCCGGCACCGTCCAGCCGAACTTGATATCTCCTGTAGTTACACCCGTGTAGACCGCCATCGCTTCGACCAGCCATGTCGAGCTGGCGTCCAACGTGAGCGCCAGGCCACTATGCACCAGCACCGTACTCGCAGCTACGCCAGCATGGTCACCGGTCAGATCATCGAACAACTCCCGGCCGATCCCGGTCTGCCCGCCGTCCTGGCCGACCGCGAAGACCGTCGAGCCGGCGCTGTTGCGCAGGTCGAGCAGTACGCCCGCCCCGCGCAGCGTGAGCACCGGCACCCCGGCGTTGCGGGAGAGCACCCGCAGTGCTTCACCACTGCCCGCGGTCGCGTCCTGCGTCACCCCGAGCGCGGGATGATTCGTCGAACCGCCGCGGGGCGCCGCGGTGAACCAGCCGGCCGGCCCCTCGTTCGGGTCGTACGAAACGGCATCGATCCGAAGCGACGGGCCGGCCATAGTTCAGCTCGGCTGTTCAGGCTGGCTGGATCCAGTCTCGGGGGTACTGCCATCCGTCGAAGGGACACCAGAGGACTCCGTCTGGCCCACTTCGGAGAGGCTCTCCGTCGTTGGGACAGGCGACTGGAGGTCTACTCCGTTCGGCTCGTCGCTCGTCAGCGGCTTCTCGGGCGATGTCGATGAGCTGTTGCCATCCGATGGCTCGCTCACCTCCTCCACCTGCTCGGACTCGGCCGCCGGAAGTGGCTCGGTGCCCTCCCAGCGTGGACCCTCGATGCTCGGCCCACCATACCTAGTGATCTTGGGCATGTCAGGCCGCCGCGATGGTCGCGCCGTCGATCACGGCGACGTAGGTGAGATACCAGGTAATACCACCATCGGCGCCGGTCGCGTTGACCTGCTCGATGGCGCCGGCCGGTACCGCGATCGGCCGCTGGAGCATCGGCACTCCGCCTCCGCCGGCGGCCCCGACGTACTGGATCGAGGACGCCCGGATGCCGTCGAAGCTGAGCAGCGAGCCCACCTCGGTATCGGTCGTGCCCAGGTCGGTCGCGGCAACCAGGTCGGTCGTGACCGCGCTGGCCAAGGTCGGGTTGAACTGCAGCTTGGACGTGCCGGCCACGGATATCCGGGTGGTCACCACACCGAAGATCGCGGTGATGATGCACAGGTCGGAGACGTTGAACAGCACCTTGGTTTCGACGGCCAGGGGCGTGTATGCCTTGCTGACCAGGGAGCCGAACGCGCTCTTTCGGAATGCAGCGGCATCGTTGTAGACGCTCACGTCACACCATCGCCGGCAGGTTCTGCGGTGCCCGCTGAATGGCGAGGTCCCGCGTGATGGCGTACACCAGCCCAGCGCCCGTACTGGTGAGCTTCACCCAGTCATAGAGCGCCGAGAGCTCGACTCCCTCGATCTCGACCACGAGCACGTCCTGAGACGCCGTGGTCACGATCGTGGATGCCGCGGCCTGCGTCAGTTTCTGCCAGACCGCGCCGTTGGTCGCGCTGACGTAGTACTGCGTCATGGTCGCCAGTACCTGCGCACCCGTGCCGGCCGCGTCCTTGGCCTCGGTCAGCGTCCACGTGTCGCCCGCGGCATTGACGCCAATGAACGTGACGCCAGCGCACGACTTCAGGTCGACGTACACGTCATCGGCGATCGGCAGGATGTTGAACAACCTACCCAGAGCCCACATATCTCGTCCTCTCCGGCCGGGGGTTGATTGCCGGCGCGGTTCCGCCTACTCCCGGACGGTCCGGGTACGGCGTAGAGCGTGTCACGACCGGTAACGATCCGATCCCCTGCGCGGTCCGGTCTCCCGATCCCTCGCTGCGCGCCTGCGCCCGTGACGACCATCCGTTTCCCGACGCTGCAGCCCCGGTACCGCGGAGGTTTCTTGTAATTACGAACGTGTCTCGATCTGCACGAACGGGGAGAGCGTCGGGCCGTTGTTCTTGGGCGTGATCGCGCTCTGCAACCACGGCCGGCCGTCGACCCTTTCGATGATCCGGTACGCGGTCATGTCGTTACCGAACTTGAAGTGCTCGGACGACATGGCACTCATGGCCTGCCGGTCGCCGATCAGGTAGTAACCGAAGTCCACGAAGGACAGATCTCCCGCGGTGCCCAGCGGCGGGACCTTCTCGGTGAACAGCACCGGCCGGCCGAGGATACTCACGGGCGGACCCTCGACACCGTTGTTCAGCCAGATCGCCGAACCGCCGGTGCCGACCGTGAGCGCCATCGTGGCCAGCTCGGGGAATGTGTTGATCGAGGCAACCCAGACCGCCCGGCCGAGCGAGGACGGCAGCATCCGGGAGTACATCTTGACGATGTTCTCCCAGACGATGGTGCTGGCGACCTGCCCGACTTCCTTGGTCACCGAGATCATGGCCGAGCCGTTCAGGTAGCCGAGCGGCTCGCCCACACCGGTCCCGCTGATGAAGGCGTCGTCCTCGTAGAAACCGAGCGCCTCCGGGAAGAGCATGTCCAGGTACGCCGTGAACGAGGTGATCGAGTCACTGATCAGCTCGCTCGGGACCTCGGTGTACGCGGTCAGCTTCTTGGCATCCAGCACGACCCGGCCGAACGTGGCCGAGCTGGCGGTCAGCGCCGCGGCCTCCTCGGTCCAGTAGGCGACGATGCCGCCGTACACCGAAGACACGTTGCTGGTCGAGTCGACGGCCGGGAACGGCACCCGCAACGACTCCATGGGGATGACCCGAGCGCGCGACCGCACAATCGCGTTCTCCAGCGCCACCCGGAGCAGTTCGGAGCGCAGCGTCTCGGGGATCAGGAAACCGCCCTCGGACGGAATCGTGGAGGAGAACGCATTGCGCAGGGTGCGCAGCTTGGTCTGCAGCTCGACATCTTTCGGCGTGTTGTGCCAGATCGCCTTGAAGTAGTCGCCGCTCGTCTCGAACATGCCATCGATCGAGGCACCCATCGCCCGACTGTTGTACAGCCCGGCGCGCTTGGCCTTGTCGCCGCGCATCCGGTCGGTCGGGCTGACCCGCTGAGCGAGATCGAGGTTCAGCCGGCGTACCGCGTCCGGCTGGTTCTCGGTCAGCCACTGAGCCATGAACCGCTGTGCCTCGACACGGACCTCTTGCATGATGTCGGCCTGGTTGCGCATGACCCCACCCGCGTAGTTGCGGATGAACTGGGTTGCGGTCTCCCGATTGCTGAACACCTTCTGCAGCTTGGCCGGATCGGAGAGCATCTCCTCCAGTTCACGCGGGTCGTTCGGAATGGTCAGGGTGTCCAGATCGGGTGCGTTGGTCGGAGGCGCCGCGCGGTTGAACATGGCCTGCTTGCGGTAAGCGTCGAAACCGAGTTGTGCGAGCCGGTGACGTACGCCCCTGCTCATCATGTGAGATCGATTGCTCACTGTCCCTCCCTTTCGGGGGCGTTGTCGGGCTCGGCAGGCCGACTGGCCGACCGAAGGCTGTCGAGGACGGCCGAGCGAACGTCGATCATGTCGAACGGAAGACCGGTCGTCACGGGTACCGGTACCGGCTCGGGTACGGGATCGGGCAGGGCCGGCGCGTCTCGGCGCAGGTCTTCGAAAATGCCCCGGAAGTCGTCAGGGCTGAACGCGATCAGCGGCGCAGACACAGGTTCCGGCGCCGATCGCATGGGGAGTGCGGGTGCGGCCGGCGCCGGAACACTCACGGGCTCGCGCGGCTGCGGAGCACTCGCCACGGGAGCCGGAGCCCGATCCCGGCCAGCGTACTGGAAGACCGAGAGGTCCCAGTTGTTCTCCGGTGCCGGACCGGGCCGCAACGCAACCACCTCGTCCGCCAGGCCGGCACTGACCGCTTCGTCCGCGGAGTACCACGTCTCGGCGCGCATCCGTTCGCGCCACTCGTCGACCGTTCCACCCGCTCGATCGGCGTACACGCTGGCGATGTTGGCCGACTGCACATCGAGATCGTCAGCCATCCGGCGCATGTCCTCGGCGTTGCCGACGCACAGCCCCATCCCGTCATGGATCATCATTTGCGAATTCCGACCCATGATGATCTTGTCGCCGGCCATCGCGATGACCGAAGCGATCGAAGCCGCGAGCGAGTCGACGTACGTGGTCACCGCGGCCGGGTGCGCCAGCAGGCAGTTGTAGATCGCGATGCCGTCGAAGATCTCCCCACCCGGAGAGTTGATGTGCAGGTCGATCCCGGCCGCGGTGATGGCGCGCAGCTCCTTGACGAAATCGTCAGCCGTGGTACCGAACCAACCAATCTCGTTGTAGATGTAGATCTCGGCCTGGGGAGCGGTCGCGTTGACGATTCGGTACCAGTCGGTACGGCCGGCGCGCAGCTCGGCGCGCGGCCGGGCAACCCGTAGCGCCCGGTCGGGCAGCGTCTTTCTGTTCAGCATGCGCGAAACGCGGCGCCTCATGGCATCGCAGGGTAGCACCTCTACCCGGCAACCAGGACAAGATGACCGTTGCTCCAGCCGTTGACCGCGAGCAGGTCGAACGCTTCCGTCCGGTCGACCGCGACCGCACGCATCACCCGGAGCAGGATCGATTCGGCCACGTCACCCTGGCTGGATACCCGCCCGCTCTCGGTCCGGCGCAGCTCACCGAGCTTGCGCCCGACCGCCGCGGCTTGATCTACGACGCGCAGCTCCAGCACCATCGGCTCAGCCATAGAGACCCGACCCCTTCCCAGTCGCGTGCCCGGCCAGCTCGTCGAGCATCGACAGCGAGTAGTCCAGCCAGTAACCGCGGTCCAGTTTGTCGAAATCGGCACGCAGTGAAACCAACCGCTGTCGTATCTCCGACACATCATCGGCAGTCAATGGGTTATCGATCCACGAATTCGTGGTGATGTCCAACCGCTCATCGTGCCCTCGCACGACGAACGAGCGAGCCGGTATCGCGCCGACACTGCCGAGCCCGTTCGGACCGAACAACCCGAGATCCAGCCCGTTCGTCTCGGCCCCGCCCCAGGCAAACGAGTGATCGAGCCCGACATACTCCCCCGTGTCGGTCAGGAACTGGTTACCCGTGTTGCGGTCGGAGTTCGCGGCCAGTGAATCCATGAGTCCGACCCGCTGAACGGGTTTCGTGTCGAGAATCCGATCGTGCCGCTCCGTCCACAGTGTCCGATCGTCGTGGATCAGCTCGGCGTACGTGCGGCCATGCTCGTAGTCCATCCAGACCACGTCCGGCGCGTCCCGGTAGACCCGTGGTACCCGAGCATCGAGCGACCGGGCGGTCAACGAGTAGAGCTGATCGGCGTCGGCTTCCCGCCGGCTGTCCAGCTCGTCATTCCACTTCGGACCTTTCTTGCGAACCACCCGCCGGCCATCGTCGAGCACGTACAGGTCTACCTCCGCGCTCACCCCACCCGTCAACCGGCTGACGGTCACCCCCTGGC